GCGGATCAAGTTGCGGCCCTGACAAACGAGGATGTCTGGTTAGAGGTTCGTGTGCTAGCTACCTCTGGCACACCTCTTGGCACTCTTGTCACTAGCGGTAAAGCTACACCTGTAGTGTTAGCTACCTCATTACCCACAAGTGTTGCATCATGGGTTACAACAGGTGTGACAAACCCTGTGGCTTACCGTTTATCCGCTACATTTACTGCCCAAGAAGTTGGATTTATTCAAGCGCGGGTTGTCGGGGCCAAAAGCGGACTGACATTCTATGTTGATGTGAAATTGACGGTGGCTTAATGGCGCAACGTCTAATCCCCGGAATAGGTTATATAGACACGCAAGGTCTTTCTGGACAGCGCCTAATCCCAGGATTAGGCTATGTTGAAGGCGTTGCAGCTAGTAGCTCCATTGTAACCACCACGACAATCACAGAAGCCCCCGACTCTGTAAGCTCTACAGCGACCTTGCCAACCAGCACTACGGCAAGTTTTCCAGAGTCGGGGGATACCGCAGCTAGTTCCACTGTTGTAGTTGTATCAGCATCCGTCACAGGTAATGAGGGCGGGGACACCCTAGGCTCTGGGGTGACAGTTACCAGTGGAATCACTAGTAGTCTTACATCCTTTGAGGTTGGAGATAGTGTTGTAGTATCCATAGCGGTGGCCCTAAGTGCTTCGGCCCCATTATACGAATCAGGAGACTCTGCCGCAGCTAGTGCGGCAACAGCTATTGTTGCGACATTATCAGGGGCAGAGTCAGGAGATACACTAATTTCCAGCGCCACTGCCCCGGTAGTGGTTAATCTTACAGCTAGTGAACTTGGGGATGGGGTGTCCTCCAATGGGGCTGTCGGTGGAACGAATACAGGGGTTACTTACGCAGAGGTTGGTGATACCACTTTGTCAGATGTCGTAGTGGCTACATCAGGGTTGCTGGTAATCTCTGAAAGTGCTGATACATCCACTATGAATGTGTCTGTGAGTGTTCAGGCAGATTCTACGGCAGTTAACGCTGGCGACACTATGACAGCTCAGGTGGCGGCTAGTTTAGCAGCTACTATGGGCACCTTAGAGGCATCGGATACGTTATCAAGTGCAGCGGGTTTGGCTCTGACACCTATTTCAGCCGGTTTATCGGCCGTAAATACAGGGGACACTGGGTTTATTACTGTGGTTGTGACAAACTACACACCTTACGTTACAAACCCTAGAAGAACTATTAGAGTGTTGAAGGAATCGCGAACAGTGAAAATTATTAAAGAAACGAGGATTAAGAATGCATGAAACTTACGAGTTTGAACATTCTGTAGGTGCAAACTTAGACTACGGTTTCAACTGGGTCGCAAAAGGCTGGCTAGCAGTTGGTGAAACTATCACCTCATCTAGCTGGTCTGTCCCAGTGACAATCACTAAGTCTGCCGAACAGAGTGTAGGTGGCGTCACCTCTGCATACTTTCTGTGTGCAACTACTGGAGTTCATAAACTGACAAACAGTATTACGACATCACAAGGGCGCTCTGACAGCAGAACTATGACATTAATCTGTAAGCAACGCTAAGGGCATTATAGCATCGCAAACACACTGCCTACCGCGCACAACCAACCTAATACCACTTGACTTATTCCCACCTTTGTGCTATAATAAGTCTTATTCGAGGAGAGCAATGGACTTCGCAGCTAAGATCAAAGCCTTTGAAGAAAAGGCTCTTATGCAGGCTGACAAATCACTCAACAAATTTATCGAAGCACTTGGCGTAGAGAATGTAAATCTTACCAAAGACGGTAAAATTAATCGCGGGGGATACTCCGATGGCGATATAGCTAATAACTGGTATATCTCCGTTGGCGTACCAGCTACTAACCCTCCAAACGCCCCAGACCTTTCCGGGTCCGCCAGCTTAGCACGCATTCAAGCGTTCTCTGTTCAGAAGCTATTCTACCGCAAGGATAATAAAGTTTTCATTACTAACGTGATGAATTATAGCTATCGTGCGAATACAATCGGTTGGCCCACAGGCGAAGGGACGAACGGTTGGGTGTGGAGCAAGGGTATCGGCCCTTATGGATTTGTACAGCAAGCTATCAGCAATATAAAAGGAAAATACTGATGAGTCAAGTGACTATTCGCGGCATCATCACAACTGTGCTAGTTACGTGGGCTACGCCTAAAGGTATCCTTGTTGCAAGAGAGGGTGTTGGGTTTGATAAACCCTCCGACAACAGCACATTCATTCAGCTAACTATCTCGCCAGCCGACACGCAAGTTGCGTCAGTTGACGGCACTAGGTTGAGGTATCTGGGGGATGTGTTTATCAATATCTGGACAGACGGCGCTACAGGCACCGGAGAAGCTGAGCAATTATCTGATGAGATTGCCACCACACTGTTTCCAGTTGTACCTAAAAGCTACTTACCACTGTCTGTAGAGACAGTTCCAAGCGTGAAGCGCGCCATTCTAGATGACTCAGGTTATCGCATCACCCCTATTACATTCTCCTACAGAATGGAGTCTTAAATCATTTATAAAGGTTTTCTAAATGGCAGTCGTAAACGTAACATCTAAAAACTCAGCACTCCCTCTCACACCCGCAAGCATTTTTCTGGCAGTCTCTGGTGACACGCTTGTGTACACTCCAGATCAAGGTCAAGAACTAGTGCTCTACAACACCTCTGCTGCCGCAGTGCCAGTAACCCTTGACGGTTCAGATGGTACTACAGTGGCTGTTCCTAATGCAGCGGGCGCAACCCTCTCTGTGGCAGCAGGTTTGGTAGTGAGCGTACCCGCAAACTCCTTCGCAGTAGTATCTCTAGATAAAGCACGTGTGTATTTGCAAGGCACGGTTTCTATCACCGCAGCAACCGGCGCTGTTGTACGTGCCGCTATTCTAACACCATACTAATCAATAAAGGAAATAAATAATGCCTACTCTCGCATTTAGTTCTGTCGGTTCTAAGCTGTCCCTGTCTGCTGGCGTTCCAGCTACTACTAACTCAGCTGGCTTCGCAGCGCTGACTTACACAGAAGTTAAAGAAATTACAGACCTTGGTGCCCTTGGCCCAGAATCCTCTGTGATTATGCACCAACCTGTTAACGAGAATGTTACGTACAAACTGAAGGGTAGTAAGAACTTCGGTACGCTGACTATCAAAGCTGCTCGTGCACCCACTGATCCGGGTCAACTGCTGGTTATCGCTGCTGAAGTAAGTAACAACCCTTACGCTATGAAACTGGAGCTGCAAAACGGCACCATCATGTACGCGCAAGTTCTGGTCATGAGTTATAAAACTGGTGTCGGCGGTCAAAGTCAGATTGTTAGCGTTGACATTACGATGGAAATTAGCGGCGCAATCATCACCGCCTAAGTAGTACAGGGGCAGCTAACCACTGCCCCTCTTAAAACAGCATACACACAAGTGTAGCACAAATTCTACCAAAGGAACAATAATTATGACTACTTTCAATATCAAAGCTACCAAAGCTCTCGCCGACACCACCACCATCCAACTGCTCGACCCTTCGGACGATTCACCAATGTTCGCCGATAAGGGCGAGACTAAGCCACTGTCCATCGAACTTTATGGCCGTACGTCGAAGCAGTACAAGAATTGGTTGGCTAAAACTCTGCGTAAACAGCAGAAAGAGAAAGAAGCTAATCGTGGTAAAGAGAAGTTTAAGAGTTTGGACGAAGTGCTGGCTGATAGCGCTGAATTCCTTGCTACGGTGAGTATTAAGGCAATTAATTTTGACATGGGTGATGGCCCTATTGACAACGAAGAGGCTTTCAAGAAGCTCTACAGCGACGAGAGCCTGTCTTGGATTGGCGATCAAGTGTCGCAAGCTCTGTCGGAGAATAGCAATTTTTTGAAGAACTAAGCAATAACCTTTCCACCTATGTGCGACATAACGCTTGGCTGAATGCTACGCCAAAAGAGCAAGAGAGGTCGCGCAGGGAGCAATACACAAAGGGAAGTCCATTTCTAGAGATGGTTTCCCTTTCTTCGTTTGAGCGGCATATTCTTGAGCTTTGGTACGAAGCTGGAACGGTGTCTCAGGGCGCTGCTGGTGTGTTGGCACTAGAGTGGGAGAGCATTATTGCTTGGGCTAATCAGTTTTATTCAGAGCATTACGTAGAGTGGGTAGAACACCCGCGCCACAGTTTGCGACACAAGCGCGTTTACACACCACTACTACTAAAGCAATGCACCCTGTTAGATGTAGAATTACAACTAATCAGGAGGTTGAGTCAAGAGTATGCGTCAGAGTATCAAGAGGCTAGTGACCCTAAAAGGGAATGCCCTAAGACTATTCACTTAGACGAGATTACGGATAACGATAAACTGAAAAATGCTGATGCTATTGAAGAGGGTTTGTTAGGGCTGTTTGGTGTGCAACAAGGTGCGTCTGTGGAAGTAGTTATAAACAAATAAGGATTATAAATATGAACGTTGACGTAACCACCCTATCAATTGCCGTAGAAAGTAAGGGCGTAAAAGAGGCATCCAGAGAGCTTGGAGGCTTGTCCACATCTGCCGCAAATACACAGCGGCGCATTGAGGCTCTTATCGAGTCTATGCGTAAGCTTGGCACAGTTACACACTCCATCAACATGGTGGGTGTGGGTGCAGGAGCTTTGACAAATGCCCTTACACAGCTTAACACAACCCTGACACTTCTCAACCAGCGTACCACACAAACCACTCAATCGCAACGCCATCATAATGAGAGTATGCGCGAAGCTCACGCTCTTGCACGTGGCCTCTCAGGCTCGTTAGGAGCCTTGTGGCTGACATACGGTAACTTTGCTGGTATGGCTGTAGGCTTGGGTATTGGTGCATCCCTGAAGGGTATTGTAGTGGTTGGTAAGGATGTTGAGCACACTCTTGAAGGTATCCGTATTAAAGGCCAAGAAACTACAAAGTCTGTTGATAAGATGCGTGAGGCAATTTTCTCATTAGGCACTGGTGTATATGGCCCACAAGAGGTAGCACACGCATTTGAAACTTTGGTTCTGGCTGGCCTGAAGGCTGAGCAAGCACTTGTTTCTGTCAATGCAGCTATGAACCTTGCTGTGGTTGGTGGCACAACAATTGAGAAGGCTGCAACCACACTTGTGTCTGTTGGCACTGCTGTAGGGTATATGGCAGAGGGGTTTGATCGTGTGGGTGATGTTATTGCGAAGACGGCAGCTTTGTCTATGTCTTCGGTGGCATCGCTGTCAGAAGCATTTAAATCTGCATCCTCAGTTAACAAGTTGTATGGCGTAACGCTAGAGGATATTGGTACAGGTCTGGGTATCTTAAGTAATCTAGGTATTCAAGGCTCTGCCGCTGGTACTGCTATGAAGAACTTCTATAAGGAGTTGGCAGCAGGCAACGAGAAAGTCACAGCCACACTGAAGTCAATGGGGCTTACACAGCAATCGTTCAAAGATACTAAAGGGTTTTTCCTGCCTTTTGTGGATGTTATCAAGATTCTGGACACTGGTTTGAAGAGGCTCACAGAGTCCCAACAAAAAGTAGCTTTGGCTAACCTTACTAACGAGCGCGGTATGCGCCTTGGTGTGCAAGCACTCGGAGAGTATAACACTAAGGTTGGTGAGAGTAGCAATGCATTGATTGAGTTTCAAAAAGCTGTTACAGACAGTCACGGCTTCGCAGCTATTGGCGCTGTTGCTATGTCTCTCACAGCAGAGAGCCAGATTAAGAAGATGCTGAACTCGTTGAAGACAGCTTTTGCTGAGACATTCACTGAGATGCAACCTGAAATCATCGCCTTCACAGGTCGTATGAAGTCTATCTTTAAGTCTGACGAGTTTAAATCTGGTCTGATGTTCTTGGCACAAAGCTTTGCTAATTTGGCTGTAGCTATTGCCAACAACCTCCCCTACATCACAGCGTTTATTGTCGGCTTTACAGCCGTCAAAGTGATTATGGCAGGCGCGGCGATGTGGTCGGCTGCTGCTGCGGGTATTGCCATGGTTGGTGCGGCGCTACAAGCGGCGTCTGTGGGTGCTCTTACATTCACTGCGGCTCTTGGCCCACTTGCACTTTTGCTTGCCGGTGTTGCTGCTGCCCTTCTCCTGTATAACAATGCTAAGAGTGATGCTAACAAGCATACGCAGATGGCTACTGACTACAGCAAGGGTTATTTGGAGGGGTTGACAGAAGAGGCTAATCGGCTTTCTAAAATTAACCTTGAGCTGGATAAAAAGAAGACTTTGCAAGAGGCTACGGCTGAACTGACCCGTGGGGAAGCTCGTGACAAGATGAACGAGCTTAACAAAAAAGCTGTTGATGAAGCTCAAGATAATCTTAAGAACGGTATCAAGTGGACTGGCTATACTAAGATTGCACAAACCAAAGAGTTGGCACGAGTCACGGCGAAGATGCACGAGGACAACAGGCTGGCGATGGAGCGTGAGTATATCATTAAGGAACAGAGTCGCCAAATTGATGAAAAGGTTAAGAAGCAAGCGCTTGATAATCGCCCCTCTGGTGGTGGTGAGGGGACACTGAATGGTGGCCCTGATAAATCTGCAATCAATGATGCTTATCAAGCTAAGCTACTAGTCCACTTGGACGAAGTTAAAAGTGCTAAGCGTAAAGCTCGCGCATTTGAAGACCAACAGAATGCCCTGTTCCGTAACGGTGAAATAAGCCGTTTAGAATTTATCGAGAGCACATTCAACAAAGAAGTGGAGATGTACCAGAAGGCTCAAGCTGCCCGTGAAGCTGCTAAGGACACTGCTAGTAAGGCTGGTAATAAAACAGACTACCAACGCTTTAAAGGTGAAATTGAGCAAGCTGAAGAGGATATGTCAGCCAAGAAAATCAGGCGCGAGATTGACGAACAAGGGGCTGTCAAGAGGGCTGTCCAAGACGCTACTAAGTTTAGGATTGCAGAGCTTGAAAAAATCCACAGTTATTCTGTGGCAGCGAGCGAGCGTTGGGGTGCTGAGAATAACGAGTCTTTTAAGGATGCTGAGCTTGCGGCTGAAAAGTATGGTAAGCAGTACCCTGTGCTCATCACCTTAGTAAATCAGTATAAGGCAGCTAAACGTGCAGCCATTAATGAGGGTTTGGATAAAGAATCTATCCGCGCCTTCAACATTGAACTTGACGCTGTAAACAACGCCATGAAAGTTGTAACCTCTGTAGAAGGGCAAGGGTTGGCAGAGATGTTCAACGCAGCTACAGCCGCCACTGAAACTTATAAGGCCAAGCTTGCTACGTTACGCACAGAGGCTGCTAACATTAAAGACCCTCTGAAGCGTGGTGAAGCTGAAGCTGAGATTACTCGTAGCGCCAACAACTTCAAGAAAATGTGGAGTAGTGTTGGTGAGACAATCTCTGAGTCGCTTGAGAAAGCTTTCGGGCGCGGTGGCAAGGCAATGGGAGAACTCTTCAAGGTTGCTAAGAACTATGAAAACCTTGAGAATAAGACTGGTGCTGCACGTACTCGGGCTTACGGTGATGCTGCCGGTGCTGCTAAAAACTTCTTCAAAGAAGGCACCACAGGTTACAAGGTAATGGAAACTGCTGAGCGAGCATTCCGTGCTATCGAGATGGCTGGCATGATTCAGTCGCTGGTTATGACTGGCACTGTTGAGGCTGGTAAACAAGCATTCAAAGTTCCTACAGTGCTGATGGAGTTTATGTCACAGATGGGCCTTCCCGGTTTGGCTATTGGTGCAGCAGCTATTGCAGCTATTGGCGTTTCAGCTAGTCGTGGTGGCAGTGCTCCAGCTTCTTCTGAGACACGTCAAAAACGTGCTGGTGTAGGTTCCGTCCTCGGCGGTGGTGATGACACTAAGAGCGAGAGTATTTCTAAGAGTCTCGAAATCATGGAACGTAACTCTGGCCTTGGCCTAGTGCACTCTAACGAGATGGTGAAAGCCCTTCGCAATATCGAGAAGAACATCGGAGCATTCTCCAGCTTTGTTCTCCGTAATAAGGTGGGTGCTGCCTCGCAAGAGAGTGACACAACTAATGGGTTCTTCCAGAAGATTGGCAATTCCCTGTTCGGAGGTAAGTCTACTGTGCAGGATAACGGTATTAAGGTTGGCAGCTTCTCCCTGAATAACCTTGGATCGCTGGCAGCTCAAAACTACACCGATATTAAGAAAGATGGTGGACTGTTTAGAGGCGACAAGTTTAGCACAACTACTTCAGCAATTGATGGCAAAGTGAATGACCAATTCAAGCAGATTATTAAGAGCTTGGAAGACGGTGTTATCTCTGCCGCTAATTCGCTGGGCATGGGTGGCGATGCTTTCACAGCTAAGCTGAAAACCTTTGTCGTAGATATTGGTGAGATTAGCTTGAAGGGTTTGTCTGGTGAAGAGGTTGAGAAGCAATTCCAATCCATCTTCGCTAAGCTTGGTG